TTTACAGCTTCAGGAAATCAGCAAGAGAAAGAATACCAAATGAGTGCATCTGCAATCGAAATCGAGAATGGTGTCAACGGGTACGTAGACCTTGTTCAGTATGTTCTAAATAATGGCGAAGAGGCTGCTCCTCGCGGCATGAAGACACGCGAAATTGAAGATGCGGTTATTCATATTGAAGATGTGTATCACACGCTGCCTTTAAAGGTTGGTCGTGGCACTGTCCCTGGCATCGGCGCAGTTGAAGCTTGCCAGCTTCTGTCTGGTACAAGTTTCCCTAAGACTGTTATTGCTGTCGGCCCTCAGTTTAAGAACTACACAGAAGACAATGGCGTATTCCATGGCGCGTACGGGTTGCGCACAAATGGCCAATATGACGCAGTCATTGACAAGCTCAAAAATGACTCCGACTCACGGCAGGCCGTTGTAACAATTTGGAATCCAGAGTACGACAATCAGCCAAGCAAGCGCGACTACCCTTGCACTGTTCTTCATCAGTTCCGTATTCGCAACAACAAGCTCAACATGAGTGTCTACATGCGGTCAAACGATGTGTGGCTTGGCGCAGCATACGACTTCTTTCAGTTTACTCAAGTACAGATTGCATTGGCATCAGTTCTTGGCATCGAGCCTGGTAAGTACGCCCACCACGCTGGTTCACTTCATATCTACGAGCAACATTATGAAGCAGCTGAGAAGCTCACAAAGACCAATGAACTTGTCGACATCCCAAGCATTACCGGTGCAACATGGCTTGATGTTAAGGCGTCTGCAATGGCAGCTATCAACGCCGTCGATAACGGTACGATTCTTCCACGACTCAATGACGCAGAGGCATGGCACGCCAATGCTATGATTACTGCGATTGAGAAGAACAAAAACAAGAAGGTAGACTAATGAGTGATTTTGACTTTGAAGAATCATCACCGCTGAAGGCAGCTTCTGTTGCAATGCACGAATTGTACTCAACACTCAAGGATGCTGGTTTTTCACGACGCGACTCGTTAGAATTAGTTGCAAAGATCCTTACAGGCAGCATCTCAGATGCAATTGCAAACCAACAACAAGAAGACGATGAATGACAGATACCAGACCATCTTGGGCTGAAACGTGGCTAGCTGTAGCCGAAACAATTGCTAGAAGATCGCGATGCTCACGGGCACAGATGGGCGCAGTAATTGTCTCTAAAGACAATCATGTTGTAGCAACTGGCTACAATGGCCCAGCTGCTGATTGGCCAGAGCAAGGCGAGTGCATGAATTGGTGCGAGCGAGCCCAAGGCAAAACAGCTCTTGATAATCTCTATGACGGCTGCCCAGCAATTCATGCTGAAGCAAATGCACTTTTATACGTTGATAGATCGCGCAGTCTTGGCGGAACTATTTACATTGTCAGTGCACCGTGTATGCAGTGCGCCAAGCTAATCTCAAACTCAGGCATCGCTCATGTAGTCTGCAGATTAAAGAAAGCTGACATGCACCGAGACCCATACGGTGTGATAGAATACCTAATCCGATGCGGTATCGAAGTGACAACAATTAAGGACAAAGATGTCGACAACTGATTTATCAAGTGTTCAACTACATTTAGTTGATAACGCTCAAAAAGCAACTGAGTTTCTTGCATGGCTAAGCGAACGCCGTCCGCATAACGCTCTTGCAGTAGACACTGAAACTGGTGAGCTCTCAGGCAACCCACGTACAGACGCTTTTTCTCCGTGGCATGGGCGCCTTCGTCTTGTGCAGGTTGGTGATGGCCAGCAGGGTTGGTCAATCCCATGGGACGAATGGAAAGGTGTCTTCTACGAAGGCATGGACAAGTTTGACGGCCCAATCATTTGTCATAACATTGCGTTTGAAGCCCGCTGGTTTGCTGTTCAATCTCGATGGGAATTGCCATGGCATCGCGCACACGACACAATGATTATGGCGCACATTATTGATCCGCTTGGTTCCGGCGCGTTAAAGCGTCTTGCTGCGTTGAATATTGACAGCCGCGCTGTTGCATTGCAAGACACACTTGATACTGAACTTGCTAAGAATGGTTGGACATGGGGAACTGTTCCTGTGAACTTTCAGCCGTATTGGTCATACGGCGCGCTTGACTGCGTGTTAACCACTCGCTTGTGGGAAATGTTCTACAAGAAGTGCGGACCCGATGGCCCATACAATCGCCCATACGAACTCGAGATGGCAACACGCAGGATCGTTACTCGCATGGAACTAAATGGCGCACGAGTAGATCTTGACTACTCGAGGAGAAAGTTTGACGAGCTATCCGCGTACACAGAATCTGTAAAAGTCTGGGCAAGACAGAAGTATGGCGGAACTTCAATTACAAGTAATCAACAACTTGTGCGTTTGTTTGAAAGTCTTGGTGCGGAGATTACAGACTTCACTCCTTCTGGTCAAAAGTCATGCACAAAAGATCAGCTCAAAAAACTTCTTCTTGCTGAGAATAAGGAAGTTGCAAACCTTGCCGATACTGTTCTCAAGCAGCGCAAGGCGGACAAGCTTGCCAACACGTACTTCTCTAACTTCTTGACTGAGTCTATTGACGGTGTTGTTCATCCGTCAGTTCGTACACTCGGTGCGCGAACATCTCGTATGTCTATTACAAACCCAGCACTTCAAACATTGCCTAAGGGTGATGATGTTGTGCGTCGCGCTTTCATTCCCAAGGATGAGAATCATGTCATTGTAACAAGTGACCTTGACCAGGTTGAGTTCCGCATGTTCGCAAGCTTGTCACAAGATGAAAACCTTGTCAACATGTTTAACCTTGCTGACTCGACAGGGTCTGACCCATTCACTGAGATTGGTCGTGAAGTTTACAATGACCCGTCAATGTCAAAGTCTGACAAACGCCGTGGTCTTATCAAGAGTATGATTTACGGTCGCCTCTACGGTGCTGGAGTGGCTAAGCAGGCGCTTACCGCTGGTGTTCATGAGGTACAAATGAAACAGACATCGGACGCATTCGATGGTCGTTTCCCTGGAATGTCACACTTCCAACGCCAAATTGAAGACATTGGTATGCGCCGATTCAAAGGCGAAGGTCAGGGCTACGTCTACACATGGACTGGTCGTCGCATTCCTTGCGATGATAACCGAGTATACACGCTGGTGAATTACCTAATTCAAGGTGGAGCAGCTGAGGTGTTCAAGAGCAACCTTGTAAAGCTTGATCAAGCAGATTTGACAGAGTTACTCATCGTGCCAGTGCATGACGAAATTGTTCTTAACGCGCCGCGTAAAGATGCTGAAGAAATCATGCGTACTGTCAAGGAATGTATGACAACAACCGAAGGCTGGGCAGTTCCGCTTACCTCTGGAGTCGATGGTCCAATGGAGACCTGGGGAGATAAGTACTAATGAAGCGCATTATTCTTGCAGTTGATCCTGGCAAAGCCACTGGTATTTCGTGCTTTGGCTGGGACAGTAAGGCTGGCGAAGAGCCTCACATGATTATGGCGGGAGAGTATCAGCCCAATGAGTTTGCTGCTCCTATTCGTCAAATTATTGCAAGTGCTCAAGAAGAGCAAGTGCATATTGAGATTGTTTGCGAACGCTTTACAATTAACGCACAAACAGTTCGTAACACGCAGGCACCGTACTCTCTTGAACAGATTGGCGTTCTCAAGCAAATTATGCGTGACTACGGCATTGATGAAAACCTTTTAAAGTTTCAAAGCCCTGCTGATGCTAAGCGCATGTTCCCTAATGAAGGAATTAAGAAGCTTGGGTACTGGCATAAAGGTGGAGAAGGCCACGCTATTGATGCAATCCGCCATGGATTACTGCACCTAGCAAAAAATGGCTGGACACCTTTAAGGTTGCTACAATAAAACTTCTAAAAGATACTAAGAAAAAACTTCTGCAGTTGTAGTTTTTCTGCTTAGTATATGGTATAGTGATACCCAACGGAACGACAAAGAGGTAAGAATGCCGGTAAACGTAGAGCTCAACGAGACAGGTGAGCACATCCGTATTGAAACGGAATGGCGTTATAAAGAACTGTGTAAGAGCATCCCTGGCGCGTCGTGGAATGCTAAGGATCAAGTTTGGCGTTTGCCGCTGAGCTGGGCGTCATGCTTGGCACTTCGTGCAGTGTTTAAGGCAGAACTCAACATTGGGCCACGACTTACCGAGTGGGCGTCAAACGAATTAGCATCGCGTGTTGCGCCAGCAAATGCCTTGCGAGATCTTGACGAGTACGTAGATGAAACTAACGAAGATCTTTTTCCACATCAGCGCGCTGGCGTTGCCTTCTTGTCTACTGCCCGTCGCGCTTTACTTGCTGATGAGCCTGGCCTTGGTAAGACCGCCCAAACAATTCGCACTCTTAGAACCATGTCTAGAACAGAGCAAGTCTTCCCTGCGTTAATTGCCTGCCCTAACACTCTTAAGAAAAACTGGAAGCGCGAGTTTGGCATGTGGTGGCCCGAGGCACGCGTTCAAGTTATTGGCGGTTCCGCTGGTCAGCGCCGCAAACAGTTTGATACTGAAGCTGACGTTTATGTCATCAACTGGGAATCCTTGCGCTCACACTCGAAGCTTGCATCCTATGGTTCTATCGCGTTGGCACGTTGTACAGACTGCGGTGGCCACGATGAAAGTGTCACTCAGAACCGCTGTGAAGTTCACAAACGGGAACTGAATGAAATTGATTTCAAGGCCGTTGTGGCGGACGAGATTCACCGCTCAAAGGATCCTAAGTCTAAACAAACCCGGGCATTGTGGGCAGCAACTGGAGATGCAGACATCCGTTTTGCTCTTACAGGTACGCCAATTGCTAACAACGTTCTTGACCTATGGTCAATCTTGCACTGGCTGTCTCCAGATGAATGGCCAAGCAAGACACGATGGATTGACCGCATGATCGACACGATGCTGAATGCATTTGGCGGCATGATGGTTATTGGCGTTAAGCCTCACATGAATGATGAGTTCTACGCAACAATCAATCCTCGTATGCGCCGTATGCTCAAGGCTCGAGTACTTCCGTGGTTGCCACCAGTACTTAAGGAACGCCGCGATGTCGAGATGTCAACCAAGCAAAAGAAAGCCTACAAGCAAATGCTTGAGGTAATGATTGCTGAACTCGAGGACGGCACAGCTGTTGTTGCACCTAGCGCACTTACACAGACCACTCGCCTTCTTCAGTTTGCCAGTTCGTACGCTGAAATCGACATCGACGAGATTACTGGCGAAATGCGCACAGTATTGACTGAGCCTTCGTGTAAAGTTGATGCACTCATGGATGACATTAAGAGCGGCGACTTTGGTGATGACTCTGTTGCTGTCTGTGCAGTATCGCGACAGCTCATTGAGTTGTTGAGTAAGGCGCTGACAGATGCAAAGATTCCTCACGGTCTTATCACTGGCGCGCAGAATGAAGATGAGCGTCAGAAAGCCGTTGACGACTTTCAATCAGGCAAGATTAAGTGGATCTTGTTTACAGCCCAGGCAGGCGGTGTGGGCATCACATTGACAGCAGCTCGCCGCATGGTGATGCTTCAGCGTCCTTGGTCATTAGTTGACTACAAGCAAGCACTTGACCGTGTGCACCGTATTGGCAGTGAAATCCATGACTCAATTGTGATTATGGATTATGTCACCGAGGGCACTATTGAAGAACGAGTTATCCAAGTACTTGACAGCAAGGCTGACAACTTTGAAAACATCGTAAGAGACAAACATCAACTGTTGCGTATGCTTCAGGAAAGTAAAGAAACACTGTGACCGACATTACTCCAGTAGAGATCTCACCGCGAGGTCCAATACGAATCTCTAACTCAGAGATTCAGACATTCAAAGACTGCCGACGCAAGTGGTGGCTTAGCTACTACCGTAGACTACAGCCAGCAACCCAAAGCTTTACAGGCGCACTTGCGCTTGGTTCTCGAGTGCACGAAGCATTGGACATGTACTACTCTAAGAACATCCCACTTCTCGATGCTCATGCACAGTTAGTAGAAACCGACAAGCAGCTTCTCCGTGAAAGCTTCCGTGACACCATGGATCTTGAAAGTGAAGCAGAGCTTGGGCGCATCATGCTCGAGGGTTATCTTGAGTGGGTTGAAGAAAATGGCATTGATGCCGAGCTTGAAATGATCTCGACTGAAGAAATTATTTCCATGCCGATGTTTGATGGTGCCGTAGAACTTCAAGGTAAACTCGACATGCGTGTTCGCCGCAAGGGTGACGGTGTGCGTATGTTCCGTGACTTCAAAACAGTCGGTGGTTCATTCACAGAGTTTGCAAGTCTTGCTCACATGAACGAGCAGATCCTTACTTATATGATTCTTGAAGCCGCGCAGAACAAAGAAGGTGAACGCTCGGAAGGTGGCATCTTTACGATGCTTAGAAAAGTAAAGCGTACAGCAAATGCTAAGCCACCTTTCTATGAGCAGATGGAAGTTCGCCATAACACGTTTGCACTGCGGGCTTTTTGGAATCGTCTGCATGGCGCAGTATCTGACATGATGAGTACTCGCAAGGCGCTTGATGAAGGCGCAGACGTAAACTTCGTTGCATATCCACGACCCAGCAGAGACTGTAAGTGGAAGTGCCAATTCTTCGCTGTTTGCCCATTGTTTGACGACGGCAGCGCCGCCGAACAAGCAATCAGCGAACTTTATGTGGTGGATGATCCATACGCATATTACAAAACAACAGAGATGAAAGGAAATGAATGACATGTCAGAAGTACAGCGTTCACTAACTATCATGGTCTATGGCGAGTCAAAGGTTGGTAAATCAACCTTCGCCGTCACAGCACCATATCCACGTCTCATGCTCGACGTTGAAGGCGGACACCGTTTCTTGCCTATCAACGTTAAGTATTGGGATCCACTTCGCGAGGAGCCGCCAGCAGCTGACGGAACTTGGGACACATGCGTTGTCAACGTCACAGACTACGACACCGTACTCAAGGCGTATCAGTGGTTGCAACTTGGTAGACACCAATTCAAGTCATTGATTATTGACTCGGTGTCTGAGCTCCAGGTTAAATGCGTCGACAACATCGCGGGTAAGAACCAGATGCAAATGCAACAGTGGGGCGAGCTTCTTCGTCACATGGGCGCACTGCTTCGTGATCTTCGCGACTTAACGATGCACGCAACAAATCCTCTTGAGGCTGTAGTTCTTACCGCAATGGCTCGTCAAAGCCAAGACGGCCGCTACCGCCCGTATCTTCAAGGTCAGCTTGCCATTCAAGCTCCATACTTCTACGACATCTTGGGCGCAATCAGCGTTGAAGAGTTCCCAAATCCAGACCCGACACAGCCGCCATTCAAAGCGCGTCGTATGTACGTTGAGCGTACAGCACAGTACGAAGCCGGTGAACGTGTTCAAGGTCGCCTTGGAAAAATCGTAGAACAACAAGATCTCGGTGTCGAGCGCATGCTTGATATCGTGTTTGGCCCAAAGCCAGAAGCAAAAACCAAAACAACAAAAACAGAAGGACATGGTGAACAATCATGAGCACACTTAACTGGGGAGACCTTGTCAAGGAAGCCGGCGATGTCGGCAGTTACGATCCACTGCCGGACGGCGACTACGACCTTACAGTCGTAGAAGCTACCGCAAAGGTATCGCAGTCAGGCAAAACAATGTTTGCTGTAAAGGCACAGGTTCAGACCGGTGCTCACGCAAAGCGTCTTGTGTGGGACAACCTTGTTGTTTCAACTGACAACCCAACAGCACTCGGAATCTTCTTCCGCAAGATGAACGCACTTGGTCTTGGCCGCGAGTTTTTTGCAACAAGCCCAAGCAACGCTCAGATTGAGCAAGCACTTAAGGGTCGCTCGTTCCGTGCACAAATCGGTTCACGTACCTGGCAGGGTCAGAAGAAAAACGAAATCAAGGCGTACTACAGCGTTGTTGGTGCAACTGCCGCTCCTGCAGCTCCTGTTGCAGCAGCCGCGCCTGCACCTGCACCTGCACCAGCGCCTGCAGCCGCACCAGCGCCTGCAGCCGCACCAGTTGCAGAAGCACCAGCCGTAGCACCAGTTGCAGAAGCACCAGCTGCTGCAGCACCTCCAGCAGCGCCTTTCTGATAAAGTAAAAAAGGCATCGTCTTGTGTGCCAGAGCTGTATCTTTTAGGGTATAGTTCTGGCACACTGGCACATCTACACAAGACAGGTTTTATGCGAATCTTAATGACAGGTTTCACTGCGCTTCAGATTAACACTGAAAGACGCACAATTCAAAAGATCGACGTACCCGCTTCAATTGTAAAGGCACTTGAAGAATGCGGGCACGAAGTTGACTGGAGACGAGTTACTCCAGGCGAAGATTTATCTATGTACGACGTTGCATGGGTAAACCTCGCACCACTAAACTCACTCAACGGGCGCCAAGGTGCAATGGGAGCACTGTATGTGCTAGGCTCTGGTGTCCCAGCCGTTGGGTTTTTTGACGACTGGCAATTTAGTTCTGTGTTTAACGGCTGCCGTGCTTTAAAGAATCACCCAGAACTTCTTTATAAGTATCTTCTTACTGGGCAGCGCGGCGATGAAGGCGCAACATACTTTAGTTACGCAGACGCTGAAGCTGCAGTTGAGCGTATTCGTTTGACTGACCCAGAAGGTGCTGCAAAGTGCGGCATCGGAAGATACTTTTTCAACGACACTGATGAAAACATCAAACAATACGAAGGCCAGCTCGTTGCAGCAGCTACCTCAGTGCTCGAAGAACGCTGGGCGCAGGGAATGATTCCAGCGTGCCCAATGTACTCGTTTGGAGATCGTTCGCTTGTTCGTAAGCGTATGCCAGCAGTTATGTCTGGCATTGAGGCACTTGACCCAAGCTCAACCATTTACGACATTCTTGCTACATCTGAACCTAAGGATGCAAGTCTTAAGGAACGCAAGTGGGTGCTTGGCGCTTTAATGCCACATGATACTTGGCTTGAAAAGAAAAAGCCTGAGTGGCCAGTTGAAATTATTGGTAGTCGCAAGCTGATTAAAAAGTTTGGCGGACAGCGTCTTGACAGTGAAGCAGACGTTCTTTCGTTCTACAATGACTACTGGGGTATTCTTTCGCCTCCGTACCCTCACGCGGGCTCTGGATGGTGGAGGAGCCGGTTTATGTATGCTGCTAGGGTTGGCTCAATTCTTGTAACTGATAAAGGCGAAGGAAACCCACTCGGCAAGCCATATAAGCTTACGATTAAAGAAGTAGAAGCTATGAGCGATATCGAACTTGCTGAAGCCGCAAAGGCGCAAGGAGATGCTTTACGCCCTTACATGCCAGACTACAGTTCTTTTGTTGAACACTGCAATCGCATTGTTCATCGAGCTCTCGCTGAAGACAAGGGTTTGAAGTTTAACCCAGACGGCACAAGGTAGTGGCTACTGTACTTCTGACGGGTATGACATCTCCGCAATCATCGCGGCGACTTAATTCAAAGTCACTATCATTTGCTGGTGCACTTTCTTCTATTCTTGAAGAACATGGCCACAGTGTTGATTGGTTGTCACCGTCAGTTTTGCTTACTAAAAAAGATCTTGCTAGCTACGATGCCATAGTTCTTGGCGTTGCACCAGCATTGAGCATTACGTCTAACAAAGCGTATGGCGTACTAAGCATGATTGATTTGCTCAAGGATGATGACAGACTTGTCTTATTCATTGACGCACCGGATCCGTCAAGAATCACTGCCAATCTTCGCGCTGTAGAAAAAGAAAGCGGTAAACTGTTTACTGCGTTTAACTCAATGCGCAAACAGTACGAGCATGTCATTCTTAATGAAAAAGCAAAGATATCAGTTCTAGGCGGAATTAGTTTTCTTGCGAATAGCGAATGGCCAACTACTTTGTACCCATCTATGCCGTGGATTACAAATGAAACAGTCTCTGCTAAACTGCCTGCCGGCGCAGCTAATTCATTAGTTGGCGTATGCGTGGACTCTTACTATGTAGCTGACGGCATACCAAGAATTTCACGTGACAAAGTACGACGCTGGTCAGTAGACACAGACGCTACTAAGTGGGCTACGTCTACACTTTCTTCTTTAAGTCTTCCATACGAAGGAATGAAAAGTAAAAGAAGTGCTGACGATAATGATGTGTTTGATCTCATATCAAAATCTATTGGCTCACTTCTCAGTCCTTCAAAGGACGGGCTGGTCTGGTGGAGTCATCGCTGGGTTCAATCATTGAATGCGGCTACACCAATCGCCAGTGAATGGCGTGTAACTTCTAAGGTGGGGTCCGCATGGTCACACCTTGCGGCTGGCATTGAAGAAATGTCATACATTGACATGTATGAATTGGCAGTGTCTCAAAAAGAAGAATTCATCGCGTCGATACCTTCGCGGGATACAGTAAAAGAAAAATTAGAAACAACGTTAGGAATATAAAGATGACAGTTCTATTTAACAAGTGGCTTCAAAAGACAATGCAACTTCAGAAAGATGTTTACAACGCAGACTACAGCAAGTTTCATGGCAACGAGCCAGAAGATCTCAATACATTAATTGAGTACATTCGCTGGAACATGCTTGCGATTGACGATGAACTTGCTGAGGTTCGTCAAGCTATTTCATGGAAGCCTTGGCAACACGATGAACCATACGCAGACCGCAAGGAAATTGTTAAGGAATGCGTAGATGTACTGCATTTTGTTGCAAACATTCTTTGTGCCGCTGGCGCAACTGACGCAGAGCTTGATGAAGAGTATCTCAAGAAAATGCAGAAGAATGCTGATCGTCAAAAGAACGGCTACCGAGTTCTTGATGAAGGTATGAAGTGTTCAATGTGCTCGCGCGCGCTTGATGATTACGATGTTACTTCTTGTGGTGTCGCGGCTTGCCCGTCTAAGAGGCCGTAATGGCAGAGTGGATTGCAGCACATGCAACTAACACAAATGTTGGCGATGTAGTACGAGTTAAAGATGACGCGTTTTCTACTAAACTTGGAGAAGCTCACAATGGCAGAATCTGCGAAGTACTTGAGATTAGAGGCGGAGACTTTGTTGTCACTTCAATTGATGACAGAGATCCCACGCTCAAGCGCACGTATTACTCGCCGAACATTTTAGAGAAAAGAGTAGAAGAATGAGAATTGCAGTACAAATGAAAGTTTCTGGTTTCACACTTAGTGAGATTAAAGAAGAGGCTCTTAATGAGTGGAGAAAGTTTACTAATGATAGCTCTGCAGAAATGCCACTTGCTTGCGAAATCGACATAACACCGATCCCAACAGCGGCAGATAAAACTCAATACGAGGCTGTAGTTTTTGTCAGAACAAAGATTGATGAAAATGGCAACTGAAAAGAAAACAAAAAACGGTCGTCAAATCTGTCTTGAAGAAGCTGGGCGTATTGTTGACGGTGATCGTGACGCACAATACGGTGGGCCTGAAGATAACTTCTTACGTATTGCAAAAATCTGGTCAGTGATTCTTGGCATTGAAATCAATGAAGAAGACGTTGCAATGATGATGGTCGGCGTTAAGGTTGCTCGCTACGCAAATAAGTCAGGATTTCAACCTGATACCTGGATTGATGTGTCTGGCTATGGCGCGTGCGGGTATGAAGTTGGCCGCAAATTGGCAGCTTCTTCGCAGCAAGCATGATACGATAAACATCTGCAATACTGATTA